TTCCTTTCGCGTCGACATTGCAGTCGAGATTTAGGCTGACCTACGCATACATTACACCATATAGCAGGTGCGCGCTTATAAATTATAATTATGTGTTATTATGTAAATCGGTGGGAGCGCGAGAGGTGCTCTCTTTATAACCCTGCTCGATTTACTGTCGTGCTCACCAGCATCTCTTGTCGACTGGGTCTGGACAGATTACGTGCAATTAGTCACCGATTAGTATGAGAATTATATAGACTTTATGGTTACAGTTATGGGCACTCGATGTTGATAAGTCTGGTTCAGGTCTATATTGGCGAATTTAGAGACTTAGCCGTTGTTTGCTCTAAGTGCAGCAAGTTTAGCCTGCAACTTCGCAAGACGGCCTTCGTCCATTTTAATCTTTTGCTCAGCAGTCATAGGTGCTCTGGGCTTACGTTCCTTAGGAGCATTTGCTTTTGCTTCTGCTGCTCTCTCAATGATAGCAGAGTATTCTGCTTGGTCCTCAGGTAAAATGAAGTCGATAATAGATGCCATTGTCTTGTAACCTCCGTTATATAAACTGTTTATTTAGAGTAGTCGTCACTACTGGAGTGGCATTGTGTTGTTGCTGCTCTCTACCAAAGCAGCAGGGGGTAGACGCTTATTCAGCGTCTACTTCTGCCTTCTTAGCGGCAAGTTTCGCCGTAAGTTTAGCGATTTGTGCTTCGAGCTTTTCTTCCTCAGTCATAGGCACATTCTTTTGTGCATTTCTGTTCTCGATTGCTCTTGCAATAATAGCGTCGTACTTTTCTTTGTCCTCTTCGGTCATATAAGGTACAAGTTTCTTGTCAGGCTGAGAAGTGCCAAGCACTCTCGGACCAGTCGTCTTGTCCTCTACTACATACACACCACCTTCTGCCTTAGCAAAGAATTCGTTGTGTGCAATGTATTTACGGTTTGCAGAGTTTGCTCCAAGCACAATGTGCCATTTGTTTTTGCTCTTTTCAAACCAGTTCTTCGCAACTACTGCCTCGTTAGTTGCAAGGTCCATAGCCTCAAAAATAGGGCCGTTTTCGTTGTCGCCAACATGCATAATTTGTACTGCCATTTTAAGTTTCTCCTTGTTAATTTTAATAGTTTGTCTATAATGAATACAAAGAAAATTGTGGTAGATACAATTATTCCTGTATGATTATACAATTGTTGTTATTTTTATTTTGTCTATATTATATTATATTCAATTATTATAAAATTATTCACCTATAATTTTAGACAGGTCGTTATGGTTATCTGCGCTTTTTCTTATACAGTTTGCTTTGACCAAAGCGTGCCAACTTCTTCTCAGCCTTAAACCACATAATGGTCGTGATTGACAATAAAACTAAGGTCAATGCTAATGCCGCTGTGGTGATAATGAGCGTGGTAGTTATAGTCATTTATTTGTCCTCCTTGTTATAGATTGTATACTCATCACCGTCATACTCATCGACTAAGGTGAGTTGAGTTATATGTGTAAATGGGTTGCCACAGTTACCGCAGGGACACTCGTCCTCAATCGTTTCTACAATAGATTTAAAGTCAAGGTCTTGGGTTAGTTGTATATCACTCTGGAAGGTATGATTACACGTAGGACACTTGCTGAATATGCGTAGAACGATTGAGTATTCCGGGAGTGAGCCACGTAATGCACGGTGAAGGCTTTGATAGTATATACCATTTGATACAGAGATTGTACCGTCCGGGTTTAGTCTATATAGCCACTCTACAAACGGTGTTGGTGTAAATGCATCTGTAGTGAATATTGCTTTGTCATTGGACAAGATATGAATTGGTGTTATCTTAGCCCCGGAAGCGGTAATACAAGTATAAGACTTGCCTATGGTGAGTTGGTTATTATTGTTATTTGCTGCCATTTATAGTTCCTCCTTAACTGTTTCAATTAGTTTTACAAGAGCATTGTACGATACAGCATCGAACGGTATGCTGATTTTATGGTGGTTAAACTCGATGTCAATGTTCTTTTTGTAGAAGTTTTGTAACTCTTCTTCGGTGGTGCTTTCACTACCTACTGCATATAAGTAGGTAAGAAAATCTGTTAATTCGTTGTTTGCCATTTTGCTTATTTACTCCTTTAATTGATTAAGTTTATTTCCGTTTCGTTTCATAAATTTCTATAATGATATAGAAAATCATCATTTTTATTAAAACGAACATACGGAACGAATAGATATATACTATATAATATATTAAATTAAAATTTTGAGGTTAGAGAGATATAAATTATATAATTACTTGCAGTCAGCACTTCTTATCTTAGTAGCCTTAGTCCATTTCCGTTTCATTTGTCCGTTTTTACGTTTTATATAAAAATCTATTTTTCTATATCATTATAGAAATTTATGAAACGAAACGGAAATGAGCACAAGACTATCTTTTATTGTAAGTGCCAGTCGACCACTCGTCCTTTATGCTTACCTATACCTCTGTACCAAGTAGGCTAAAACTTCAAGTGCATTTGTGCCAATCGCTTTCATACCTACTCCCTTGTTATACACAAGTACCGTTTTCTCTCGTGGGTCTGTCACATGTATAAATGTTATGCCTATATCTTTGTTATGGTCAATGCGGTAGAAGTATATTTGACCATCTTTTACTTTGTAATTACTTTGTATCAACATTATTGCAGTCCTCCTGTTTATCATACTGGCAATAGCCTAAGTTATAGCAATGTGCCGGGTCGGCATCACAACCATTACATATACCTTCTAATATATAATCTTCTACTGTCATAATTCACCTCTATAATTTTGTACTAATCGACCACTCGTCGACTATAAGTCCACCACTCAGCCACTCGTATGTTGTCTTTGTCGGCAACTCGTGTTTGCGACTAAATGGCAAAGCAAATTCCGGGGCAGCGGCGAACCACCGCCCGGGCTTGTAGGCTTAGGCTTTCGCCTTTGCCAATTTTGCTTGCAACTTTGCGATTTGGGCTTCAAGGCCTTCAACAGAGTTGGGGTCAACTTTCTCAGTCACTCTGGCCATAGCAGCCTCTTTTATACTTGCGATTAAAGCCTCAGCCTCAGCCACTTGCTTAGCCTCGTCGGCTGTCATTTTAGCCCTCCAACCGCCAGTTGCCAAGCCGGTCCTATGCTCAGTCTTAGTCTCAAACTCGTAAATATCGCTATTTGCAAAGTTGCTCTCGCGAACATAGGTACGGCCACTCGGGTTGCCAGCAGGCAACTTTACATGCCAAGCATCGGTCTTTTTCTCGTACCAGCGGGTACAATCGAAAGTTTCGCCAGTTTCGCAATGTAATACATAGCCACTCTCAGTTTTAACAATTTTATTCATAGTTTACCTCCATTTAAGAGACTTGATTTTTATAGTTTTTATTGTCTCTCTTTGTACCTTATATAATTTTGAAGCATATTAAAAATCGGCCCCGGCCCCGGTCACCCAGAGAGGGAAGAAGGTATTTTGCATCTACAGCATTAAAATTTTAAGTTAGTAGATTAAGCTCATCTGTATATAGGCAATTAGCAGTAACAAGTATATAGGCAATCAGCAGTAACAAGTATATAGGCAATCAGCAGCAGTAACAAGTATATAGGCAATCAGCAGTCAATCGTCTATTCATTATATAATATACGTATGCGCGCACGCGAGAGGCAGTTTTGAACTATATTAAAATTTACTATATGGTGAAAAACATACGAAAATAGTGTATAAAAATTATAAAAATTGTATAAAATATAAATATAGTACTATAAAAGGAGGAACTTAAAATGGAACTTTCAAATAAGCAAATTCGTGAGCAACGAGAATTTGAAACACTGTTCAAAAACCCTAAGCATGCACGAGCTATGTGGTCCCAGAGCGTTATTGACAGATATGCTAAATCAGCATTAGAACCTGTAAAAATATACGACAAAGACGGTAATTTAACTCCAACCAGTCAAATTGAAGTCGCCGTGTGGAACCACTTGAAAGCTGAACTCGAAGCAGCAGGTCAAGACCGTTTACCTACCGAAGGTGAAATGATGGAAGCTTGTCAACAATACTATTCAAGACATAATGCATCCAGTTATGTTGCACGTCGTGATAGTATGGGTGCTAAACCTATTGACGAAACCAAGCAGAGTGTTCAGGTTAATAACCCGTTGGAAGGTTTATCTGACGAAGAGCTCGCTGTAATGCAAAAAGCATTAGACGAATATCACAAGAAGGAGGAAAAGTAAGATGTCAATACAATTAAAATTAGCACAAGAATTGGCCTCATTTACTAAACCTGTTGATGCTTCAAAATTTGTCGGTATTCCTACAAAGGTGACTGACAAATTGGCACAAACTCGTGTGAACGGCTTGAATTTCAGTATGGATGCAGCGGGTGCTTTGCCACAAAGAGTAAACGATTTCAAACAATCGCTTGATGCAAGTAGAATGCTTGTAAAATCGGTCAAAACTGGTGAGCTTAAAACTGTTGAACTCAGCCAAGACTTAAAACCTGTGGCACCAACATCACTCGATGCCTATGAGATTAGAGATGAACGTATAGTGCCTAAACAGAACTACAGCAAAGTTGACCCTGATATGCTCAATATTTTTACTCATAAAGGACCTAACGAGCCAAAGCCGAGTGACGATGGTATCGGAGGCGGTGCATTATAATGAGTATGTTTGAAGGCGTTAGCGGCGAGATAAAAAGACGTGAGCTGAAACGAGACTATCCAGCCTTCGTTGAATTTGTAAATGAAGGCTTTTGTATGACGAAGTTTCACAAGTACGTTTGTTCTCTCGTCCAAGAGTTTTTAACTGTTAAAACAGGCAAAGCTTTCGACGTTCTTCTCTTGTCAGTACCACCGAGACACGGCAAATCACACATGGTGACAGAAACATTGCCAGTATGGTTCCTTGGTAATAACCCACGAGGTGAAGTAATTCTTTGTAGTTATCAATCAACCTTCGCTGAGGGCTTTAATAAAATTTGTCGTGACAAGTTTAACAAATATGTGCCACCAATCTTTCACGCCGAGAGTGATAAAACTCTTCAACGTACAGAGTTGTGGGCAACAGAGGCAGGTGGTCGCTGTCGTGCAGCCGGTCTTGATGCAGGTATTACTGGTTTCGGCGCAGAGCTTTTTATCATTGACGACCCTATTAAGAATGCTGCAGAAGCAAGCAGTGACGTCATTATTAAGAAGATACTCGCCGAGATGGGACCGTCTGTTCAGTCTCGTATTTACCCCGGCGGTAAGCTAATTGTTATACAAACGCGATGGGTTGAGAACGACATTGTTGGCTTTATTAAAGACAACTGGGCAGACTTCGTGTGGAAGGACATTAACTTGCCTTGTGAGTATGATGAGGAAGCTGCGAAAGAAGGACCTTGTCCTCTTGGTAGACAAATTGGCGACAGTCTTATGGGTCCACATTTAGGTGACCCGGAATTGCCACAGAAGATAGCCAACGACAATAGATGGCTTAAGTCTAAAAAGATGGTCGTTATGGCGGCTGAGGGCGAGAGAGTATGGAACTCATTGTATCAAGGACGTCCTACTGGTGCGACTGGTAACACATTCGACAGTACGTGGTTTAAGTCATTTAAGAAGAGCGACTTCGTGCTTGAGCGTGATAGGCCTCGCTTGTCTAACAAAGAGATAAATGAACGCAAACAATTTGAGTATATGCAACTATCTATTGACGCAACATTTAAGGGTGGCGTAGATAATGACTTTGTTGCTATGGGTCTACGTGGTATTTATCGTGGTGGTGTATATTTGTATCACCAAGTAAACAAGCGGATGTCTTTTGTACAGACAGTTGAGAAGATAAAGTGGTTTTGTGAGCAGTTTCCAGAGATTGATGAGATGGTACTCGAGGATAAAGCAAATGGTCCAGCAATTGCAGACGTGTTGCGATATACTGACAATGTACCACCTATTGTCTGTGTAAACCCTATGGGCGGTAAAGTAGCAAGAGCGGAAGCTATTACACCGTTTGTGAAAGCAGGAAACTATTATATAGCTGAGGACTTAGACGAAGATGACGTTGACTGGCATATCGGTACTACATTGTCAGCTCGTGACAAGATAATAACTCAGCACAAATCTTTCCCATATGGCAAACACGACGATATGGTTGACGAGAACTCGCAAGGTACAATTCGTCTTATTAAGCTTATAACTGGTGAGGAGCCAAAGGCTGAACGCAGATTTTTGCGATATACTAAGTGGTATCCTGATATGTGGGACGACTTTGAGCAAATGACACCGGCAGAACAAGAAAAATTCATACAGATATATGGAGCACCAGAAGAATGGATGCAGTAGAAAGGTGGTATATGAAAGAGAAGTTTAAGAAGTTTTGGCGATGGGCACGTAAGAACGTGCTGAACAAAGAGATGTTTATTTTTGTTGTCATTGCAGAGTTAATCTTTTGGTCACCTTGTATTGTCACGGCGTTACTTGCAGTAACTATTAGTCCGTGGTACTGGACAGTATTTGGTGCAATATGTGCCTTTTGGGCTGGACCATTTACACCAGCGGTTGTCTTACAATTAGGACTTGCTGTGGCATTGAAGAAATTATGGCATTTGATAACAAAGAAGAAACACAAAGAAAATGGAGGTAACGATGGACAGAATTGACTTATATCTGCAATCTATGGTTGGTAAGCCGTATGAGAATACAGATAAAGAAAACACAATGGTCGAGAAAGTATCAGCTCTGTTCAGTATGGCAAAGTCTTATCAAGAAGGTATTGAGTATGTATCGCCAAAGAACTTGGTGAAATGGCGTAAGGCATATCTTGGTACATTAAATGCACTTGATAAGCGAACTGGTGAAGAAAGCAAGAGAAAATCTAAGCAGCTTCGTAAAATGATTTATGAGTTAATAGAGAGTAAAGTTGATAACAGTATTCCTATGCCTCGTATTTCACCAAGACGACACGACGATTTGATGCTTGTAGACGTCACAGAGAACTATCTCAAGTTTGAGATGGACAGAATGCTTACTGAGCAAGAAAACGACCGAAGTGAACGTGCAACATATATTGACGGCACGAGCTGGTACAAAATCTGTTGGGATAGTCTTGATAGTACGTATGAACGCAGTGGTGACTTGCGTGTAGAAGTACTGTTAGCTGACCAAGTAATTCCAGAACCCGGGTGTAAAGATTATCGTTTGATGAACTATTGTTTTGAGAAATCAAATATGAGTTTGTCGCGTATCTATGATATGTATGGTAGATTGATAAGCGTTGGTGCTCTTGGTGATAACACAGTTGAGGTTATATCATACTATTATAAAAACGAGCACGGTTTGGTTGGAAGATTTATGTATGCGTCTACGACTGGACAGGTAATCAGTTGGGACGAAGATTGGCAAATTCGTAAAGTTCGCAAATGTACTGCTTGTGGTACTGTTAATGCGATTGGCGATAGCTGTAAGAATTGTGGTGGCACAAAGTTCAAGTACGAGAATGCTACTATTGAGAAACTCGAAGAACCGCTTATGCGTTTGCGTAACCCATATGAGGAAGGTGAGAGTGATGACCCTACTGATAATGCAAAGGCGGAAGAGTTCTTGCCTGCGGGTACAGAGATACCTTTCTATCAAGTAAGACAATTACCATTTGTACCTCGTCCGAGTGTGAGTTCACTCGAAACAATTTACGGTATTTCGGAAGTAAGTATTCTTCTTGATATGCAAGATAGTGTCAATAAAATCTTGTCAAAAGTGGAAGATAAGATACTTAAATCCGGCGCTGTTGTTACGAAGCCTGAAAAGATGAAGATGAACGACACCGACGAAAGTTTTAAGATTATGGGTGTCAAAACAGCAGAAGAAGCGACGATGGTACAGACAAAGCAAGTACTTGCAGATGTATCACAGGACATTGCTGGTGCACAACTCTTCTATGAAAGTGCACGTGCATCGTCGGGCGTAACTGAGAGCTATCAAGGTAAAGTAGATACGACAGCAACTTCTGGTAAAGCAAAAGAGATTAGCGCAATGCAATCTGCCGGTAGACTTGAGAGTTTACGTGTTATGAAATCAGCCGCATTTGCTGGAGTATATGAGCTAATGTTCAAATATCTGTTGGCGTTCAGTGATGAAACTCGTAAGTTTGTTAAGATACTACCAGACGGCAAGAAAGAGGAAATGCTTTGGAACAAGTATATGTTCCTTCGTAAAGACAAGTATGATAAATTGTATTATGCAGATGACTTTGCATTTAGCACAGACCCTGCGGCTACGCTCTCTAACAACAGAGTACAAATGTGGCGAGAAACGCTTCAACAGTTTATGACTGGTACATTTGGTAATCCGCAAGACCCGAGAACGCTTGAGCTTTACTGGAATATTATGGACACTATGCAATACCCTCTTGCAAAGTATGCATTGGCTGGTATTAGAGAGGCATCACAACATTTGCCACCTGAGCTTGAACAAGCATTGTTGCAAAGTCCTGAGGTGTTAGCAATGGCAACACAACTTGTACAAGGACAGGGTGAACAGAGAGGCGGCGCAAGACCTAACAGCGGACCGGAAGGTAACGGTCAAACCCACACGGCAAACGTGAATAAGACTAATATGAAAAACGCTGCAACAACTAAACGAACTGGTGATACAGCACAAGCACAATTGAGTGGAGGTAACATCTAATGAAAATGATAGGTAACGAAGTATATATTCAAAGAGGTGAAAATTGGTCGCTTGATTTTGCTGTAAGAAATGAGAAAGGGCATCCTTATGTTGTTCTCAAAAATTGGGATAACCCGTATCTCGCAATCACTGTTGCAGCCGCATTATATGAGCAACCTGGTGACTATCGTGAAACTTATTGGTTAGATTTGACGCAGAGATGGGTTGAGCAAGCAGATGGTTCAACCGTATTGGCACCACTGAAGAAATTTATTTCGAGTGAAGTATTGTCATTGACAGTGTTCAGCGTTGAGAGCGCAATAGACTATTACGGTGTTCGTAATGGCGGTAAGATGGTGTTAGACAAAAATAATGACTTTGACGTCACAAACTTCTTGTTTTTTATAGATGAGTATAGCGATGGTAATTATACTTACAAATACGTGAAAGATTATACGCTTGATGCATCTGGAAATGTAGTTGATGAAACTTGGGAAGAATATGACTTTAGAGTTATAAAACAATTTGACACAAGAAGTTGGATGGAACAAGGATACCTGTTTGATATTAAAGTGTTGGCAGGTGAAAGTGTACAAGAGCATCTAAAAGGTATACTTGATGTACAACGTACTACGTATAAACAAAATCTCAATACATGGACTAATGAAGATTGGGAAGCGTATATAGAGGCAATCGTAGATGAGGACGTTCGCAAAGAGATGCAAGCATTATATGATGAAGGCGCACCACTTATGCCAAGTTTTGATACTAAGAGTTTAATTCTTGAGCCAACTCCAATTTATGTAAGTGTGAATATTCAAGGAGGTATAAGATAATATGTCAATCAATATTATAGAACGTGCTGTAACTCCATATAATAGTTCTACGAGTGAAGTGAGACAGAAAGAACGTTATAATTTATATGCTCCGGGTGCAGGCGTTAATAAAGTCGGTATGGCTGGTTATGACCCGACGTACTTCGCGGTAAGAGAACAGATAGTTGAATTGAGTGCAGCATTTTTGGCGAGTATTCTTCATCACATTCCTACCGACGAAACTGTTGTCATAGATGGTATAAAAGAAGCGAATACTTTGTATTCAAAGTTTACACATCAGGTAGTAGATAGACGTGATGCAAACGGACAGATAAGTTTAATAACGGTTACTGGTTCGTTACTTGTTACTAAGAGTACAGATACAAATACGTATGTACAGACAGAAACTCTACTTGCGGAAGGTCGTATATGGACACGTCGTATTGTTGTTAGCGAAGATACAGTTCAAACAGTATCTGCGTTTGAACCAACAGATGATAAATATGTGCCCCACGATGAATTAGGTGTTAATGCCGTTTATAGTGAAAACATTAAAGATTTGGCTGTAATAACTACGAAACTCGCTGCAAAATCGGTGACAACTGTTAAGGTAGCAGATGAAGCTATCACTAGGGAAAAGTTAGGTCCTTTGTCTGTAACTACGTCAAAGCTCGGTAGTAAAGCTGTTACAACAGACAAATTAGGTGATGCAGCTGTCACGACGGTAAAACTTGATGATAAAGCTGTAACTACAGAGAAACTTGATAATAAAGCCGTAACCACAGAGAAACTTGATAATAAAGCCGTAACCACAGAGAAACTTGATAATAAAGCTGTTACAACAGATAAATTAGGTGATGCGGCTGTCACGACAGAGAAACTTGGAAATGCTGCTGTAACGAGTGAAAAAATCTATACTGGTTCTGTAAACGAAACAAAGTTAAGTACTGCAGTACTCAATCGTTTGCTTGCATTAGAGAGTGATGCATTTACGAGCATAACATATAATCCTACCAATGGTGTATTAACATTTAGGACTATTGATGGAAATGTTACTGAGGTAGACTTACCTTTGGAGTTAATAATCAAACAAGGAGGCTCTTACTATGATAAAGAAACACAAGACTTAGTATTAGTGCTTGCAAACGACGAGGAAATACGTATACCACTCAATGATGTAACTAGTGATTTCATTGCGTACGTAGATGGCATTAGAGATAGTATTTACGTATTACAAAAAGCACCACCTCTCGCAGCTCTTGCAGATGCACTTTTACTCACAACCCCGACACTTGCGATTGTCGCAGGAATAACTCAATAGGAGGTAATATATGGTTAACCCGGGTTATACAAGACGTCAAGAGTTTGCCTGTACTCTTGAAGAGTTAAACACATATGCAGCTGTAATTTTGTATAAAAATGAAGTTCTATATGTAAAACAGGAAAACGGTACTTATGACATAAAAATCGGTGATGGTGTCACGCCGGTCGGTGAATTACCTTATGTAATTCGTTATTCAAGTATCGTGGAATTAAAGACAGGTGCTGAAAATGCTAAAAACTTAGCTGAAGCAGCGGCAACGTCTGCGGCAGCTTCTGCAGCAGAAGCACAAAAACTTAGAGATGAACTTGACATCGGTTTATCTGTAATAGATGGACAAGTAAATATTGAATTTGAGGAGGAACCTTAATAAATGAGTACAGTAAAGAAACCTATTTTACTCGATGAAACGGGCAAAGAAATTGTAAGTGCACTTCGTACAAATAATGCTATGCTTAGTGCAATCGCGCGCGAGTCGATTTCTAAATTGTCAAGCTGGAAAGATATTCAAGCTTTAGTTAGACAAGGACTTGCAAAAGAGATTTTCCATATCGGTGACCAGTTCATCATACCTTGGAAAGACACCGCGGCAGATAAGAGCTATGACGTACCGCTTGATGTTGTTCACTTTGGTGACGTAACTCTTAAAGATGGCTCTGTTGTTCCTGCAATGTTCTTGCAGTGGCATTATACGACGCCTTTTGGAGTTCAGTTTGACCACCCCGAAGATGAAGTAGCAGATGGCGTATTCTCAACAGACTATTCGTATTATATCAAAAATACTGATGGTAGTTTCAAACTTTTGACAGTAGATACAGATTATTCTATTGGTTCTGCAATTCCTACCGATAAAACTTATTATCGTTCGGCAATTAAGGACACCACTGGTAATATTTGTAGATACGGCTATAACCGTTGGTCGCATTCTGCAATGCGTCAATTCTTGAACAGTGATAAAGGCGTAAACGCTTGGTGGGTAGCACAGCATAATGGTGACGTAGCACCGAACGAATTGGCCACTAAAGCTGGTTTTATGACGGGCTTTGAGGAAGATTTCTTGTCTTGTCTCAGTCCTATCAAGGTAACCACAGCACTCAATACTGTCACAGATAGTGACATTGGTATGACAGAAGATACGTATGATACGTTCTTCCTTCCTTCGCTCGAACAGATGTATGCTAAACCCCAGCTCGCTGGTGTAGAGGGCAACTACTTCGAGTATTGGAAACGTGCGACTGGTGCCACGAAGCCGAATGAGTGGTATGAGGCCGGTAAAAATCCCGGTTACATTACCTACGGCGTTGATGCCAAAACGTCTCCGCGGTACGTGCGTTTGCGTAGTGCTAATCGCTACGATTCGTCCAATACGTGGACTGTGACCTCTACTGGCAATATCAGCCTTGGCGGCGCTGACTACGCCAGTCGTTGCGCCCCCGTTTGTGCGGTCTATTAAGAGAAAATCTAATACCTAAAGGAGGTAATTATGTCCGTACCAGAGGGATTGCGTAAATGTGGTAAACTCAAAGTGCTTGTTGAGGTACTCGATTTGACGGACTATACGCTTGAGATTACTCGCAATACGAAAGTTTTCAAACCAGAGTATAAAGAGGTTTTGACAGATGATATTACGATGTTGACGAAAAGAATGTATATGAATTTATATCGTGCAAATCGTATTATCGTTAATAGTGAAGCAGACGTTAAGAGACGACTTTCATTACAAGCGCAATCTCTTGAGGACTGTGAAGATTTGCTTTCTCTTATACAGATTGCACAGAAAACGTTTCATTTGAAACTTAAACGTATTAAGTTCTGGGGCAGTAAAATTTGCTCCGTAAAATCGTTAATCAATAGTTGGCATACCGCAGAAATCGAGCGATATTCTGCGTGCCAATTTTGATAAAATGGACGTAGGCTGTAAAGGCAGAACGTGCGTTTGCGTAGTGCTAATCGCAACAATTCGTACAATACGTGGAATGTGAACTCTACTGGCAATATCAACAATAACAACGCTAACAACGCCAATCGTTGCGCCCCCGTTCGTGCCTATAAGGGACGTACGCTGTTCTACAAGAGCAGTTTCCTGCTTACCGCACAAAGAGCCGTAGTCCATGCTCATTAGAGCGAACAATACCATAGTGATACAAGCAACTTCTTTGAATTTGGGCGTTATACACATTATGGACAATTCAATAATCTTACCATTAGAGGACGTAATAGATTTCGAAGCAATCTTCTCTTCAATGTATAAATGCAAGAAAGGTGTTATTTGGAAAGACTCGGTCGCCGCATTCTATTTGAATGGCATAGAAGAAAGTCTCAAGCTTTCGCAAGAACTGGCCGATAATACGTATGTAGAACACCCGCCAAAACATTTTATGATAACGTCACCTAAACCACGGGAAGCCGTGAGTATAGTGTTTAGAGACCGTGTATATCAACGGAGTATGAACGACAATATCATATACCCGCTAATGAGTAAACAATTCATCTTTGATAATTTTGCGTGCCAAAAGAATAAGGGCACGGACAGAGCCAAAGAACGACTTGATGAGTTCTTGCATCGCTTTTATAGAAAGCACAAGCTTGATGGTTTTGTCTTAAAGTGTGATATAAAGGGTTACTATCCTAATATGCAACATCGTGTCGCAGAAAAGCAATTTGCAAAATACCTTCCACCGGATGCGTATATGCGAACTGAGAAGATACTGCATACACAATACGCTGGTGATATAGGGTATAACCCCGGAAGTCAACTAATACAAATAGCTGGAATATCGGTACTAAGTCCATTAGACCATTTTATAAAAGAAAAGCTCAGAATTAAATACTACATTCGCTATATGGACGATTTTATACTTATCCATGAAAGCAAAGAATATTTACGTGAGTGTCAAGAAAAGATACAAGCTTTTCTCGCAAATGATGGTTTTACACTTCACCCGACCAAAAGCACAATAAATGCCATTGCTAAGCCTATAACGTTTCTCGGTTTTACGTTTAAATTAACAGATACCGGAAAGGTTATAAAAACAATAAGTACAGAAGCGGTTAAACGGAAACGTCGTAAGCTTAGACATATGGTAGCAAAAGTAAAACGTGGCGAAATGTCGAAAGACAAAGTCAAAATATGTTATCAAGGCGATAGAACATATCTCGCCAAAGGTAATTCAACAAAGTTAATCCAACGTATGGATGCATATTGTAATAATTTATGGAGGTAAATATGGTAAACTTTAACGCAGCAAAAATGACTGTTGCTGAAACTCGTCGTTTTGATAATATGACGGCAGACGTAGAACGCAACAAGGCTCACACCGATTATATTGCGATGATGAGTGACGTGGAACTTCCGCAACCGGAAGAAATGGAGGTAATGCCTTAATGAAGAGTAAGATTAAGTATTACTATGACAATGGACTTTGGACCGAGAGTATGGTTCGTGATGCTGTTCGTAAAAATAAAATTACGATTGCAGAATACGAAGAAATTACCGGTAAGAAGTATTAAGACAATTTATTTGTAAAGGAGGTGGTTCCCTTGGGCTAGTTTAGAAGAATGTTGAAACAACTTCCAAAAAATCTACAAAATAAATTAAAAGGAGGACAACGGTATGAGAATGGAAGAAAGAAATTATGCAGGTAGAGGTACTACTGGTCTTGCAGCGACCGGTACCGCTTTAGGTGGCGCAGCATTAGCTGGCGTATTAGCAAATGGTGGTTGGCTTGGAGGCTTATTCGGAAACGGCAATGGCTGTCACGAAAATCAGCCTGTAAACCGCTACGAGATGTCTCTTGTTCAAGAAAATGGTTCGCTTAAACAGCAACTCGCACTTCGCGACTCGCAAGTTTATACCGACCAAAAGCTTACCGACGTTGTAACATATTTCAACGGTAAGATTGAAGCACTTCAACAAGTTGTTGCTGGTCAAGCCGTACAAAACCAAAAGACTGCAGACGCATTTGAAATGGTTGGTCAACAGATTGCTTGCTGCAAGAACGAATTCTTTGCGGCTCTTAACAGAGAACGTGACGAACGTTGCTGCGGTGACAATTCTATCGTAACTTACGCAAATGCAACCTTCTATCCTAAAATGGTTGCGGACGTAACGACTGGTACCACTACTACGGCACAGTCTGTATACAACCCGCTTCCTAACTGCGGTAGATGCTGCAATAACTAATTCTTGCAAAGGTTGGGCGGGCCTTAACCCGCCCAGCTGATAATGGAGGTTAAATATGGCAAGTAAAGAACAACTTATTAAAGCAATTTATACGTTTATAGACAACGATATGTTGTCAAAGGCAGAAGGTAATTACAAGATTATTCTTGGTATTGCAAAAGCCGCAATCAATCACAGAGCAGACCGCGTGTTTAATGCTATAAAGAACAATTCTCTTGTATCTATGTTTGACATTATTGACGAACACGATAATGTTGACGTTGATACTCTTGCAAAAGTGTTGACAGATGGTATGGGTTCTAATGAATTTACTTTGTCTTTTAAAGTACTTACGAGCACCTATAGTATGCATTTCTCAGCGGCAGACGTACAAACCATTAAACGTTATATTGTGTGAGGTGAATTATGGACGAAAAATTATATACTAAAGAAGAGTGCTTAACTCATCTTATCGCAAAAGCAAAAGAAGAACTGTACGACGTAGAAAGTTATAACACACTTTACGAGTCGCTTAAATCACACGGCCATCACGAAGATGCTGCAGAGATTGAAGAAATTGCAAGACAAGAGTTTCATCACGCAAGTATTATTTGTGATTTGCTCGAAGAGCGTGGGTATGATGTGCACGGCAACGCAGACTTGGTAGAACTTTGGCATAAAGCTAAACGCATTTTCAATATGGTATAAGGTAGGTGACTTGGTATGAACTTTACGGCAAAATTACGCAAGTACGTAGGTACCATAGTCGCTGTTATCGGTTTTATTCTTTTGTGTATCATAACCTTTGGTGACCTTGGTGAAATATTCGGCGAGCAATATTGGCGTAACGTGGCAAACAATTTAACGGCCATCGGGTTTATGTCAGTTGGTCTCGTTTGTATACAAACTGCTATCAAGCAAGGACTTGCTGAGCAAGCTTTGCAACGTGGACTTAATTCCGAGCGAACGACAGAAAAATATGATGAGCACAAGAAAGTAATTAAAGATAATACTGATAGGATGTTATATCTGCCATACTTTTTGCAGATATACAATAAGCGTCATACCAAGTTACGTAAACGAGAGTTTCTTGTAAACAATAATTTCACTAGTGAAAAGATGCTCTATCTATCTGGTAATAAAAAGTTAATACGTCAGTATGAGCGTATACTTACAAACGTAACTGCGGTTAGCATTAAGTGGTCTACGATTGACATTGTGTATGACAAAAACGGTAGAATTATGACACTCGATGAATACAGAAAGAAAAGGCTTGTCAAAAGTTTAATGCTATCTTTTATGAGTATGATAGGTGTAACCTTTTTAACAGGCGGGCTATTCTTTACACCATCAGGTGAACCATTATGGCAGAAATTTGTAAAGTTATTTGTTTATATGTTGAGTATAGCAATTGCTTCTATTTTTGTTGTAATAAAAGAGTATGAGAAAGGCGCGTTCGGCGTACCAAATGACTTAGACGAAATAAATCAAATATGGTATGAGTTTTCGAGATGGGACGTGCCAGAATGGATACAAACTGAAGTTGATAATCTAAATAAAGAGGCAGAAGCTAATCCAACAGAAAATGCAACTGCTGATACAAATAAAGATAATAAGGAGGTAAGCAATGAGCAAGAAGGCAAAGCAGCCGAAACCCCAATTGACAGTGGAACAGATTTACAAGAAGAACAAGAAGAAGGCGAAAGTATTTCATATTTTAACTCCGGTGGTTTGGTACCTACTTCTTTTGTTGACGGTAGTGTTCTTCATACTAATGATACGGAACAGTGTGGGGAATGTGACGGAGATACTGAACCTGTTGGACAAGATGAAGTACACGGGGACGGAACTGGAACAGAACTACCAATATCTGGTGAATAAATGGGGTGAGTGGGAAATCATAGGTGCTGGTTCAGCTGGTCTCGTAATTCGTTATGTAGATGTAGGCAATGCACTATTTTCCGGGCTTATGATTACTTATTGTATACTAACATTTGTTACTCTTGTATTGGCGCTTGTATTAGGTAAAATAGTATTTCCTATGCTTGAGAAATACTTTAAGAACAGTAATGACGAGATGGTTGATATGGCAACATTGAAGTCTGCGTCACAGATAGACGAAATGTCTAAAAACGGTAAGAAGGGAGGTTGGTTCTAATGTGGGAACAAGTAGAACAGTATATAGTTGCTAATTATCCGCAAATCATAGAGTGGGCGTTAATATTCCTCGCGTATTTCTTTGTTGCCTTGTATCGTAGCAAGGTGAAGAGTACAAAGAGAAACTTCACCACTATTATGAAAGAGCGAGTAGAACACGTCGACAGTACAGATAAAGCATTGCGTGAAACTGTACAAAGAGAACGCGATGCTATGCAGAAAGAGCTCGAAGAGAGTAAAAAGAACTATCAAGCCGCAATTGATAAGATTGCAGCTTTGGAGCAAAAAGCCACACGTCTTGAAAACGCGTTAGGTGCAATGTTTGAGGAGGTGACTGATAATGAACCAAACAGCCTTTATGAAGAAAGCTGAAGAAGTACTTGAAGAAGTATCTAAACTTAGAGAAGAGCTCAAAGAGATACGAGAGAGTGAAGCCAAGGCGAGAGAAGAACTTACCAAGCACTTCTCACAAATTATAGAAAATCAGCGTGAAGAAATTACGCGTTTACGTAAAGAAATTCACGCTGAACACCAAGATAGACGCATTAGATTAGCGAAAGCCTTAACACAATTTAATGGTGAATAAAATTGTCTTTATTCGCATATAATATAAAATAAGAGACTGCAAAACGGCTGGTATCCGCAACTCGTCTAAAACTACCACAGGAGGAACAGTATGTTCGGACAAAATGGTGCAAAAGAATTTACCATTAAAGACATTGAGGACTTTCTTAATGGTGAAGGAGCGGTAACACCACCCGCAAGTAATAATGAAGGTTCTCCGGCGGCTCAACCGGACGGCGGCAACGCAGGTCAAGGTACTGATGACAAGGGTCAAGGTACTGACGATAAAGGCGCTCAACCACCTGTCACTGAGACACAAGCATTCGCACATCGTTTGAAAGAAGCTACGACGAAAGCAAGAAATGATGAGCGTGAAAGTATAGCAAAAAGTCTTGGCTATGAAAGTTATGCAGATATGCAAACTAAGCGCGAGGCTGAGTTGCTAAAAGACAAAGGGCTTGACCCTAATGAAGTTTCACCTATCGTGGAACAACTTGTACAAAAGCGTATTGCTGAGGACCCTCGTTTGCAAGAACTTGATGCTTACAAACAGGAAAGAGTTAATGCGTGGGCAAAACAAGAATTGGCGGAACTTAGTGAGTTGACTGGCGGAAAGATTGCTAAATTAGCAGATGTGCCAAAAGACGTCATTGAGTTGTGGAAAACAAAAGGTTCGCTCAAAGCAGCTTACATTGAATTAAACGGTGAAAAGCTGATAAGAGAAATGCAGACTGGCATTGCGAACGGACAGAATAGGAGTACCACTGGTCATATGAAGAGCCCACAAGGAACGCCGGCTCCGGCAGATAACTCTAATAAACGTCCTTTCACTGCTAAAGAGAAAGAAGTGTACAAATTGTTCAACCCGGGCGTAACGGAAGAAGAACTATCAAAAATGTATAAAGAAAATTAAAGGAGAAAACTTATTATGGCAGAATTCAAAACTGGCTATTTACAGAGAGCAATTACGCTCGACGTAAACGTAGAAGGTACTATCAGTAACCCTACGAGAAAACAAGCTATTCATAGAGGCGACCTTGTAACTCTTGTACCTGCAAACGGAAGTGTTCCGGCATATATCAAGAAAGCAGCGTCTCTTAGCGCAGCAACCCATATGGTTGCACTTACCGACCAAACTGTTGGTAGTGTAGACCACGTACACACCGAAGTTGGAAATTACGCTGCATCCGAAATCGTTGCTGCAACTGTAGCAGACGGTGATGCAAGCGGCGTAACCGCAGCAACGGCAAAGAAAGTCGGCATGTATCCTTTGTTTGACAAAGATGATATTGTACTCGACAAAGATGGCAATGATTTGTCAGCATAAGGAGGTAAACAGTAATGGGACTTATTATTAACACTGCAGAAGCTCTTAAAAACAGAGCAGATTACAACATTCTTCGTGAGCCTATCAACGATATGCTCAAGAGCAAGCAAGAGGCTTGGGAAAAGAAAAACCCGATTGACCTTTTGTTTAAGAGAGGTACTCTCTCTACTTTCCAAGAAACTTATACGTCGAGTATCGGTTTTCAACATGCATTTGCTGAAACGTCCGACTACAACGTAGCACCTATCTTCAATACTCACGAAGGTTTCTCAAAGGTTTATACCAGCAGAACCTTCCAAGGTGGTTTCATCATCACTCAGCAAGTACTTGAGGACCAAGCATATAACACCGTTAAGAACACTGCTAATCAGTTTATGACGAGATGGCACGGTGACCAAGTTGAATATGCTATGACTGCTATCGCGTCTGGTTTCGGTAAAGCACAAACTTTCGGTGGAGCAGATAACGGCGGTGAAAGTGTTCTACTTCTCACCTCGGCAGATACGGTTGACGGTACTACCATCAACTCTGTAAAGAACCCGCTCTTCACCAAGTTCCACAACATTGTAAAACGTAAAGGTATGAGCTTTGCAGACGTTATTGCTAAACAGCAAGCCAACGCATTCTGCGTTAAAGAAGGTACTAACTACGGTATCAATCTTGACGGCTCTGACCCCGGTATGATTGCAAAACTTGGCGACGTTATCAATCAAGTAATTACCTATATGGAAAATTACAAGAACGACAACGATAAGTATGAAGGCGTATCTGGTGCTAAGAGAATTGTTGCACCTAACGATGCACGTCTTGAAGCAATGCTCAATGCGGCACTTTCTATGGACATGTTCAACGGCTTAGGTCCTAACCCTGCATACAAGAGAGCATCTCTTGACACCACGCCTTACTTGCGTGACCTCGCTTGCTGCTTTGACAAGACTGCAAACCGCGGTATTGGTTTCTTCATTGTAGACCCTGCTTACAATGCTGAAAATCAAGGTCCTGAGTTCACCGAACGTGTAGCACTTACGCTTAACATCGACGAACGCAAGAACCCTTACGGTATTGCATATGATGCTCGTCAACGTTTCGACATTAACGTAGCATCTTGGAGGGGTATTTCTTACGTATACATTGGCGCTACGGCTCCTTCGTTCATTGAAGTATCTCAACTTGCAAGCAATGGTACGGTAAGCAAAGTAACTGGTTTCAATGCACTTGAAGCTATTACGCCTATCGCTACTCTTGTTAAGCCTGTTTCTGTGGTTGGCGAAGTAACTACCAAAAGTGGTTCTTAATCACTGAATAACGGAGGCTGGGCATAAAGTCCAGCCTCTTTTACATAATTTAGCAAGGAGGTAAATAGATGTACACTTGGGGCTATATAAAAGAAAATACATTAAGTAAATTAAACCTTGGTGAAGAAGAAGCAAATCAACAGGGTTTTTTGTCACGTTTTCCATATTATGCAAATGAGGCTATGACACAAATCTGTAGTGCTATTAAGCCAAAAGAGACGTTCTTTGAAGTCGGTGCGGAAGCTGGCGAAATCATTACTATGCCAGAAGATTTTATTGCATTTAGTGATGATACAGTCAGTTTCTTCAATATGGCAGAACGTGATATGTATATAGAGGACGTCGGCGATGAATATTTAGAGTACTCTGGTTACAATCAAGTTCTTTGTAAAAAGAGAGGCACATATCGTATTCCTTACAAAGCACGTTGGTTCTTCTTTACGAAAGATTGTCATAATGCAACTGTAATCACAGCACCGGCAGATATTTGTGATGCATTACCCTCTTATATTGCAAGTCAATGTTGGAAGATTGACGACGAGGCGAAAGCAGCAGTATATCGTAATGAGTATGAAATGTTCTTGGCTCGTATTGATGACAGCTCGTTTAAGTCACAAAGAAGTATGCACATTGGAGGTGGTTGGTAATGGCAAGAACAATTAGACGTCAACCGTTTAGTGTGTCTACCGATAGTAGTGATTATACAAAGTCGTACTTTTTCAATCAAGCAGAATTCAAAGGTATTTGTGACCAGAAAAATGATGTCAATATAGACCAGCAAACTTTTGCAGAAGCAAAGAACGTGTATCTTGACGAAAATGCTATATTGACAAGTAGACCACCGTTCAAATTTTATGACGGTGAAGGTTATATACTTGACCAGTGGTTGTTTGGCTCATACGGTATAAGACTTCACAGATTGCTTTATCATATCTACGAAGTCAATGGTGAGACATTTAGTGAGCGTGCAGACGACCCTACTGCATACCCTATTGAAGAACTCTATTTTGTATTTATCGTTCGTTGTATTACACACGATACTGTACAAGGTGCATATAATGGTTATAACATTTATGCTCAATACGGCTGGCAAATTCCTGTAGCAACATTAGGCTGGGACTTTATTCCAAAAGTAACGTGTGCACAGGTAGAAGATAAAATCTTTATATGGTTTGCAGGTGCAGACTTTATTGCTTTTAACACTGCAGGTGTATTGATGTCGGACGGCAATACCTATCCTTACTTTGAGAGTGCAATTAAATATTTGTACTTTCCGATTTGTAAGTTAGTTATCAATGGTATTGAGAGCGACCTTGAAACGAAGAACTTTTTGACAGAGACGTATAAACGTCGTTATCAATATTCTGCATTAAGTTCCGTTAACTTTGAGAAACTCGCTGGCAGACAAATGAGCGTAAATCTCAACAGTGATATGACACAATCTACGTCTAAGCATTTGTATGATATTATTGTACAAAGTAATCAAGACAAAATGATGGTGTACCCGTATTCACCTATTGGTAGTAACTATTATGTAGATATTGCACAGACGCCAAGAGCAACTGTTGTATTACGATATAGTTTCGCACAGCATATTATAGAAGTAAGTTTTGACGGTAGATATTTCCGTGGTTTACCGATGCTCGATGATATGGTTGGTAATCCATTACTCACGAGAGATGGTTTGTGGGCTGTAGCATTTACAAGACACGGCCTTGCAAAGTGTAAACTTGTTGCACAAGATAGCATAGACTTTGTTAGCTCGGAAGATGTATTGAGCTGGGTCGTAGAACCTTATATGCGTAACGTATTGATTAACGGCTTTCCGGGTTATCTTGATACGCTTGACCCGTCGTTTAATCCTACTGGTTATTTTGAAACGATTGATAACTTTGCATATGTATTCAGCGGTCCGTCAATTTATAGCAATATCTCAGCAAGCACAAATATTCAGTATTTATATAGTGAGTGGCTCAGTGGTACAAATGACGTAATATGGGGCTATCTGCCACTTATTGATTTGTCTGGTAGCACACTTATAAATATGCTACCGAGTGATGACATCAAAGTGCATTTTAGATATGTCGCACCTACCATAAATCACCAAGAACTCGGAGCAGCTGTAAGTATTCTTACTCCCGGACGTCTTGTATATGAAAACGGTGCTGTTACTCGTAATGACGACGGTGTACAAACCTTCTTCTTTAATCAGGTAGAAGAAAATATCAATAGAACTTTGCGTAATGATGACGTGTTATATGTTACCGAGTTTCTTGGTAATAAACGCGATAGCAGTGCAGATAGCTGGGCAAGTCGTATATATAGACTTTCTGCATCAGGTACTATGCTGATTAATGATGACAATATTGTCCAATCAGGCAACTTGTTACTTGGTACACCTTATCCGATAGATATTAGTGATACACCAGAATATGATGCAACTAAAACTTATGCAGAAGGTGATATGTGTGCCAAAGACACTTATTTGTGGCGAGCAAAACGTGCTACAACTGGTAATGCACCACCCGATGAACCTGCTACTACAACTGCTACTACAACTGCTACTACAACTGATACTTATTGGGAACCGGTTCCTGACCCTCGTGTTTTGGAAGGTGGTCAACGTATACACATGCGTACTGTTGAGAGAATGTCGTGGGTAAATAGTGAGACGGGTGAAGAAGCATTCTATGTGGAATTAGACTGGAAGTTTATGTTCTTATGTCGTTTCTCTGGTATGCGTTATCGTATAGAGAGTGCTAATGATACGCTTGGTCCGATTTACCCGAATAATCGTGTAAAACTCAGTTCGCTTGAAAATGACGTTGTATATACGGCTGCAGACCTTGAAAAGATATTTGGACCATTAGAAGCACGAAATACAGATGGTACAATAAATACGCAATATAGCAGTTGGAGTACATTATTTGCAACAGGTATTACAATCGGCAAAACTGGTACACCTGAAATCTATACTGGTAATGCTGTTATAATTGGCGTAGGTAATACAGCAGAACTCAGCAAAGGTATGTATCTTGGCTTAGGTATAAACGTAAACTATCAAGACGAAGATGGTAACACTTCTTTGTATGAAGCTCAAGGCTTTGGTGCTCCTTGTAAACAACTTGACGTAAATGTTATGGCTCCGGTCATAGAGGCGGAGAGTATTGTCTACAAGATTGTCGCAGGTTATACCACACTCGGTAAAAACTCTGCCGGTGAATATATGCGATTTGACTGTATGTGTAGTTTTGAGTACGAGTATGTAAGTAATAAACTACTTGAGCAAAAAGACGATACGATACAACTCATATTAGGCAATTCACAATGGTTCAGAATAATGCCAAATACCGATACTATCTTGACAGACAAATATTTGTTTGTAGATAAAGAGCTTGTAGCATTACCGCAAAATGGTGAGTTGTATCCGCTCATTGATGATGACGAACGTAATATTGCTAACAACGATAATCTTGTACTGACGCTTAAAGACGACAATGATAACACAATGTTGTATGAAGGCAATCTGCACAAACTCACAGATGATGGTATACAATTAGCTTCTGGACTTATTCAGTCTGGTTCTGTTGTATCATATGTACCTAATGCAGTTACAGAAGAAGATTACTTGATGCCCGGTACTATGGCATACAATAGTGGAGCACCGACCGGTTCACACAGCAGACGTTTCTATATTGAACGGCTTGGTATTGATGAACAAGGCAATCTTATAGGTGTGACAGGTGTTGATATTCAAAGTGCACAACTTGTAAGACTTCGTGCTTATGATGAAACTATTACATTGCCTGTTGGTAATGCAGGTAACCCGTTTGACAAGCCTATGGAAATTGAGCCTTGGGAATACCCGGCTGCACCTGATGGCTGGCAACTTGGCGACCCTTGGCCAGATAGTTTCCCGACTTATCTGCCTATATTTGCAAATGCAGATGGCTCAATTCGTTTCTGGGCGCCCGGTGACCCGTTGCCTACTGGACCGATAATGCTATATGGTGTGACTAATTTGTTCAAACGTGTACAACCTATAAACATTGATACCACTGGTGCTTGGTACAGTATAGACGGCACATTATGGACCTCACAGGTTAGCAGTGATGCGGCACTTGAGTTAGATGAGTATGTCAATTCAACTATACAAAATGTTGTAGATGAAGATGGCAATCTTGTTGGCCGTACTCGTTTGATAGATATGAATATGACGCCACCTGATTTCCACGCTGTAATGAACGAACATTATTTTACGTTCACGGCAAAAGACACAGGACATCATTTGTTAGAAGTTACAAGCGCAAGACGTGATGAGAATAAGCTGTTTAGTGAAGAAGGCACAGACTTATTGTTATATTTGCCTAAATATAATGAGCAGAAGTTCTCTAATGAGATAACCGCATTGCATCCGTTGTCCGACAGTGAGATAGGTATTTTCACAGAAAGCGAAGTATGGTATGTGGGTGCAATAACTGCGTCTGACGGTAGCGTGGCATATAGCAAACCTATCAAGTCTAAAATACCGGTAGGTTGTCGTCGTGGCAATCAAGTAGTTACCGCGCTTGACGGGCAGGCACTTATCTTCCCGACAGCACGAGGCATTACTGCTTTGGCACCGCAAGACTTTATCGCAACAACAGAGAAAACATTAACTTATTTGTCCGATGCAATTCAAGAGAAGTATCACGACTTCTATAATAAAACTGTTATGAGTGCGGCGCTTATGCCGGAAGAGTTTGAACTTGGTTACAGACCTATGATACGTATTAACACGTATAAATACTGGTTATTGTTCCATAGGTATATGGACAAAGAAATCTTAGCACTTGATACGCGTAATGGTACTTGGTGGTTATGGACGACACCTTACCCTATTAGGTCAATTATGGTTGGAGCGCGTTTGCACGTACTAATGCAGTTAGACTTTACGCCTATGCAAAGTACTGGTATGTCGTTCCCAGTTAACCCGGCACCACTTATGGGTGTATCTTTTGTCTGGACAGACAAAGAGGTTGCAATTGTAACTGACGATGATGAAGAGTTTCCGACACTTGGTGATACGCCTATTAAGAATATCGGCTATTATGACGATACTGTAAATAGAGTATTAAACGGTGACAGTGAATTCGTTTATGAGAATAAGTTTGTTGGTTGGCGTCGTAAGTTGTCTTACGCATCACCTGTAATCGAGTGGAGCTTTACAAGTCAACGTCTACACTTTGGACAAATAAATAACTATAAAGCAGTCAAAGGTATAAACCTCAATCTAAAAGGCACTGAGACTATGACGGCAAAGCTTTCTACAAAGGCCTTCCGTAATTTGTATCACCCTGAGCAAAGCGATATGCTTGAAATCAAAATAAACGATTTACGCACATTTATAAAACGCTTTAATATAATGCATTTGATTGACTTCCAGTACAAGATTGAGAACGATACTTCGATTGACAAAGAGCAACAACATCAACTTATGCTAAATTCACTCAGCATAAAATATGAAGTAAAGGAGAGAATACGCTAATGGCTTTACAATATGGTATGAATATCACTGCAAGTGATATGAAGTCGTTACTCGAAAAGAACGATAAACAACAGAGCGGCGTTCGTAGCTGGCGTCAACTCTTCGGCAATGCATCTCTGGGCTTTGGTGCCCAGAGTGATGCATTAACCGCAGATTATAGTGGTGCCGTGGCTGAGGCCTATAAAGCAAACTTCAAACAGAAGAATGCCATTATGAATGCAGGCTTAAATATAGGTGCTACGAAAGATATGCTTGCTGGTAATAATGCAGATATGCTTGCTGCATATCAAACGTATGTACAAAATTATAATAAAGACATTTCTACACTTGCCAATAATTATGGCGAAGAAGTCGCGGTTATTGACGAGGCCTTAACAGAACGTGCAGAGAACTTTAAGAAACTCTATGACAGTGCATATAAATATTTGTCTGAGGAAGTATATGGTGCATATACCATTGTTGAAGGTAATGCAGAAAATGGTGCTACCGCTGTTTATACAGATGAAGGCAAAGACAGTAAATTTGACCATTATGAGAATGTTAACCTTGACTACCTCAATGAAAATGGTCTAAACTGGTTAGTTAAGAGTGATGCAAGTGGTGCACAAAGTTTGATGTCTTGGAACGAAATAAGTGAAAAGATATTCAATGCAGATGGTTCGCTCAATAGACAAGGCGTTCAGTTCTTCGACCAACTTATGAATGCCCGTGGTGATGATTGGCAAGTCGCAGATGAAGATAGTGATACAGGCGTTAGACAAATGAGAGGCTTTGATGAGTGGCTCAATGATACAGATGCCGACTTACGTGAGTGGTATATTAGTCCTGACACTTTCAATTATAACTTTGCGGGTACTAATAGAGGTACTGCAAATGCATTGATGGGTAGAGAGAGTACAGATGATTTGTATGGTGCATATGAGTATGCTAATACGAGTGGTATGGACGAGTTCAATAAATTCAACTTTGGCGAAAGCGGTGAATATTTCCAAAAGGCACTTGCTAAATTAAGAGCTGCAGAAGAGTGGGTAAATACAGCTAATCAGTTAAATATGAGGGAAGCTATAAATGCACAAAGTGCGGCAAACGCAGGTCAAACATACTTCCCCACGTATCACGACCCGAATGCTATGTACCCAGAAGCCGAAGATGCTTGGAACAACTATCGTGCTCAGGTAGGTTCTTTGTATAAAGACTTAAAGAGTTTCTTTGACCAAAAGATGGGCAGTGAAATGTCCAACGCATTCTATAAAGAGAATGCCGCACTTATGAAAGAATATGATGCTTTGATGGACGAAATAAAAGGTACTAAATATGCCAATAAAGATGTCACTGGAAAAGTACACGACTGGTACAACAGATTGCTTAAACAGATGAATGCATATATAAAGAAACACGGTTACACCGGAAAGACATCTGGCTTCTAATCTTTCTAATATATAATATTCAATCGCGATTTTTAGGGTGAGTATTTATATAGGAATAATATAAAAATCAATCTATTATATATGAGAGGACCCCACAGTGCGCGATTTCCTCTCTATATAATAAAGATATTTTCAATCGGCGAAGAGCCGACTTATGGAGGTATATTTTATGAGCTTATTAACTGCTGCTAACTTGTTAAGACAATACAACAAGAATAGCCCTTATGGTAAAGACGCGTCGACAGAAATTAACACGACCGGCTCTACCAGAAACACATTGAAAGGTACTTGGGCATATGCTAACAAATATGATGCTTTGTATAACAGATACTCAACGTACAAAAACTTCAATCTTAATACTTGGCTTGAAGCACTCAAGTTAGGTGAACAAGATACGTATCTTGCTTTTCTTGAACAGAATAAAGATACACAAATGAGCGACCAATTCTATGACCCGCAGTATTACAGTTATGAACGCAATATGCTGGAATTGTCAAAGGTGTTTGCAGATGCAACTAGCTTAGACGATAGAGAAGATGGCTCAAGCAGAGAATACTTTGAACAAGTATTTGACTATGAGAAAAATGAGCGGGTAGAACAAAGTATCGGCAAGATGACTGACCGTCAATATATTGACTACACACTTTCTAAAAATGATGAGGCACGTGCTGCAGAAATCACGCGTGACCTTGAACAGTGGCGTAAAGACCAACTCGGTGGGTGGGGACAATTAGGTCACGATATTCTTGCAACACTCGCAGAGTTTGGTGAAGGTCTTTTGTCAGGACTTACCGGTATCGTAGACTTTGTAGTTGCAGTTGGTGGGTTAGGCCTTGTACCTTATGCGGCAAATGGTTTTGAGGGTAACTACCTTGATGCCTTTGTAGATTACTTTGGTGAGAACGGTTTAACTGCTGCTGAGAAAAAGAGTGTTCGTGCAGCACTTGATGAGTACGAAAGAACTCATACTCATTTCCGCGATATTTATGGCAACTATACGGGCGTAGGTAAATATGTTGCTGGTATTGCTAACTCTATTGGTATGATGGTACCTGCTATTGTGGCAAACTACTTTACAGGTGGTGGTGCGTCAAGCCTTGCTTGGATAGGTCCTACGACGTTTTATGCTTCTATATTCAGTAATAATATGTATGAGAACGCGACTGACCCTGCGAGAGCAAATAGTCCTTCTTGGTTAAAAATTGTCAATGCTGCAACTAAGACTGCTGTTGAGGCAGTTATTGAGTGGGGTCTTGACAAATTGCTTGGTGGTACTATCCAGAACCAGTTGATAGGTATGGGCGGTAAAACAGCAATTAAAGGTCTTACCAAATGGACCGGTATTAAATACTTGTTAAAGTCTGCTGGACAAGAAGGTTTAGAAGAGTTCTTACAAGATTTTAGTACAAATCTTGTAGACCAGTTTATTGGTATTTGGGAAGAAGGTTATCGTCATACCGGCGTTACTTTCCAAACTCTTATTGATAGCTTTTGTATCGGTGCTTTATCATCTGTATTTATGTCAGGTGGCGCTGTTGTAGGTAGCTCTATTCGTAGTGCTATTGCAAATAAGAAAGCCCCGGGTTCAGGTGATTTGTATATTGAAACTGAGAAAGGTGCACAAAAAGTACGTGGCGTAAATCGTTTGTACTACGGTCAGATTTTGTCTGATTTCCAAAAAGCTGTAGACCAACTAAAGAAAGGCAAGTTAAGTACGGCGAAGAACCTTGGCTTGGCACAAGAAGTATATGGTGCAGTATCTGCTATTTCTCAATTCTACTCTTCGTTTGATGCACAACGTATTAAGAATTGTGAGATGTTGCTTGATAGAGTTGTTAAGGCTGAGAAGAAAACCTCACAAGAAGCGTTTGGTGAGAATTATGAACGTGCGGCATCTATTTTGAGCCCGGAAACTGTTGGCGAAATCGTTGCTCACGACAAAGTTGTTAGACAACAAATCAAAGAGCAAAAAGCTGCTGAGGTTAAACTCAAGGCACAGACACTTGCTACTTATCTCGAAAGCACTTTCAATGAAATGGTATTTGGTGCGTCGCTTAGACATAAAAAACAATTCCACGGTGCTGTTGACGAGAACAAAGATAAACTCAATGAGGCTGGTGTTACTGCGGCTCGTGGTGTTATGGACAATAACGGCGAGTTGTATATGAGAGACCAAGCCATTGAGGAAGCTGAGGAACAAATCAGCAAGCTCGCTCGTGATAGACTTGAAGAGTTGCACAAAGACTATCCGTTTATCATTATTACTGACGGACACATCGCTCTTGAAGAAGGTGAATTCTTGTTTGTATCGGAAGCTTGGCTCGAAAACTATGAAACTAGTGAAATCTATAAGTTCTTGGCACAAAGTAAAGTTCTTAAAGCCATTGAGACTGATACATTATTAAAGCCTATGATTGATGAGCTTATTAAGTTTGATAAGCAATTCACCAAACAAGAAAATGTGACGGTAGAGCGTGCTATTATGGACCTCTTGTTCAATAAGTCTGTATACCAAGCTTTCTTGTTAAGCAAGGTTGGTAAACGTGATGCAGGTGCTATGGCATTTAAGAAGTTCATATTCCGTATGCACGATATTGTCAAAGAGACGATTACTCGTTCCGGTGCTACAAACTGGAGGGGCAAACCTTCTCAAAAACGTATTAACTTTGCAAACCAAATCTATGAACAAATCAAGGAAACAATGAGAGAGCCTACTATTAAGGCTATACTCAACTGGAACCTTGACCCTCAACTTATTGGCGCAGATAATGTGCTTACTAAGACTGACCACGAGTTCATTAACCAGTATCAGGCAAGAAAACGTACTCTTGGTAGTGCTGTTGATGGTAAGATTACTTCTGCATTTAAGAATATCGCGAATGTGATTATGCATCACGCAAGTTTTGATGATACAGAACGTGCTATTGTAGAAAAAGGTATGACTGATGAGGCTACCACTGCTGAGAGATTACTTGCTGTTGCCTTGTTAAATGAAGCCGATAGTCGTATGACTACCTATGACTTTGAACACGGTATGGCTGCGTATCACGGTCGTAAAGGTTTGGTACACTTGAACAATATACTCAAGCTTGAGCAAAGTATTGATAATAGTGCCGAAATGAACAGACACTTGTCTGTACTTGGTGTATTCTTGTCTGGTGAGATTAAGTTCTTACTTTTAGAAGATAGTAAGGTTGATGAAAAATGGTTTGCTGTTGCCAACAAATATGATGAAATAGTAAAACGTGGTGTAGCAAGTGAGATTTATTCGGCAACGAAACAGCTTGCAAAACCTATTACTGAGTTGTTCAATTATGCCATTTCAACGAACAAAGAAATAGCACCTACTACTTCTGGAGCTTTTATTATTCCTCCGCAAGCTTTCTTGTCCGAAAACGACCTTGTAGAGTATATACAATTTAGAGCAGACAAACTCAACGAGTTCCAATCTACGTATGGTATATCTGCGCGTCAAATGATTATAGGTGACTTGACGAATATGTCTATGAGCCAACAGAGAAAAATGCAAGAAGATATGACCGTACTTGGTGTAGACAACATAGAAGATTTTGTTATTCGTAAGCTTGAAGTTATGTTAGGTCCAGACTATGTTGTGACACCTATTTATAGAAAAGACAATAACTTTAACGAAGTATTTGACTTTGAAATTGTAACGAAAATAGATGCTGACCAATTATTGTTTGAAGAGCTGCTTGGAGATAGTACTGAGGCACGCAACGACTTATTTTATAAATTCATTGCACCGGGTGAAACTCGTAAGTTAACAGACTTCTTACGTATTGCTATATCGGCAGATGACCCTGCATTACAAAGATTAAACGAGTGGACTGTAGAACACGTCGTTGATGCAGATATAACTTGGGCAGGTGAAACAGATACTGATACTCGTACTATTCGTATCAATACTGCGGTGAGCTCTGACTTTGTGTATACACTTGTACACGAGATAAATCACGCGTTACAATACGAGTGGCACTTAACGGAAGGCTTTAATACCGATATTGCTATGGCAATGCCTGATTTAATGAAACACGTTCTTCAAAACTACACCGAATATGTATGTTATGTGATTACTCGTAATGGATATGGTAGAACGGCCGAAATGCTCCGTACCGCAAAAGCTAACGGTAAAGACTTGTCCAAGATGCTGCTCTCGTCGAGTGAACTCAAACAGGAACTTGCTTACTGTACGTATCGTCTTATTCAGGGTGAGCTTTGGGCGCAAGCATATAAGCATAATGGTAAAATTGTTAAAGGCTATACAATGTCACAAGATATATTTGGTGACGCGTATGTGGTTAGTCCAGATGGCAAAGCTCAATTCAAAATGCCATTTACAGACGGTTGGACTTCACGTAGTCTGCCGGCAGACCCTAATGCTAAAATAGACGAAGAGTTCACTCAACGTGTCTTTGTAGATGCATTCAATAATGTTTTGACTGCACGTGATGATGCACGAGTATGGGGTTATAATCAAGCAGAAGGTATACGTAATACCTATCATACTAAGTTGCAACGTATGAGTTCTCGTGAAGTGCTCTCTTATATCTTGTCTGATAGACTTGGTATCACGGCAACTATTACGGCTACTATTGATGACGTTGTTCGCAACCCTGAACAATATTTGTCAAGCGAAATGCTCGCTAAGCTTAATGGCAAATATGATGAAGGCTTTGTGTATGCAACTATTAAGGAATACCTTGAAAATGAGTTAGATGGTATAAGCATTGACCGTGATGGTGCAACACACGAGTATATACTTGTCGATGACAATGCATTTGATGATTTGTTAAATTCAACAACTCGTCAAGTAGCAAATGATGTAGACAGTCAAACACTTTATAAAAAATATGCTGACAAACCTACTTCACTTAACGCATTCTACAATATGATGCAGTTAATGAGATTAGGTATTGGTACTAACTTGAAAGTAGTTATATCGCCTGATGTTGCGACCGAAACGACTTTCACAGATGATAACCGTCAAGGCACAATTTATATTCAGGCAGATGAGCATACGAGTGATATGCGTATTGTTGATGCACTTAATCACGAGTTCAGGCACGTTATGCAAAGATATAATGGCTTTGAAACCGGCTTTACTCCTGACTTTGTTGTTACAGCTGAAATGCTCACTGATGTGAAAGCACATATTCCTGCATTGTTCAAAGACAAGAGAATTGTAGATAGTGCAAAACGTATTGACCCGAAAAACTGGGAAGCATTCATTGTTCGTCAATTTGTATATAGTTTGACTGGTGGTGAGTTAAATGCTTACGGCATTAAGTCATCTCTTGTCAATACCAAACCTATCTATGTCACGAACGAAGCCGGTAAGCCTACAATCTTTATGCCTTGGTATGATGCACAAACTGGCGAGGGTCGTCATAAAACTGACTTCTTAGCAAGTCGTGCAGATGATACACCTTGGTATAATCAGCGTGGCAAGAAGAACAAGTATAAGAGTAAAACACAAACTGGTACTGATGACAAAGGTGCTCCTGTATATACTTATGAATATACAAAACGTCGTGACTTTAACTTAAAGAAAGCAAAAGGTACTAACCTTGAGTTCTTTGTCAAGAAAGGTCAACGTAATCAAATGGACCCTGACTTGCAAGAGTTTGTCGTTGCAACTACAGGTCACGAGGACAAATTACCTCCGGAACTTGTGCACGCAATTAAGAAGGGCGTACTCACTAAACAAGCTCTATTCAAATGGTTTAGAGAAGCAGATGCAGAAAGTATCAATGACTTCACGTTTGATTTGCTTAATGATACTATGTTCCATAACGAACACGTTACGAGTATGGATGCTCTTGATGACTTACTTGTTGTAGACCCAAGCTTCTACTGGGCGGCCGTTATCGTATTACGTAAACACGGTCTTAAAGGTGAAAGTATACTTGCTGAAAACGACCCTGCTAAATTACGTCAATTCTTGTCATCACTTGAAGGTAGTCAATGGTTAGGTGAAATTGAGAAAAAGCAAATAGAGTTTAATGAAGTATGGCTTGAACAAAGAGATGGCAAATACAAAAAAGAAAACTTGGCTGGTAGTGATAGAGTAAATCAATGGATGCGCGTATTTGTAATGCAGTACTTTGATGGAACGCTTGCTGGTGCTTGGTATATGGCTAACGAGTATCGTAAAGTTATGATTAAGTACGAAGAAGAGCAAAGAGAACATGACAGCTTAGATAGACGCACTGACGGCAAAGAAGGCGAAGGTGATACTGTTGGTGAACGTATTAGTACTGAGGCTGGACAGCTTAAAGGTGATACAACTACTGTAGCAAACGACATTATTGCTTTGTATAACCTTGAAACAAATAGAGCTACACAAGATATGATTGACGAGATTTTACGCGTATATTATGCAAAGTTTGCAGATAAACTCGTAGAAGGTCGCACCAAATTGAGTGACAAAGAAAAAACGTATCTTCGTAAGATGCTTGCTGAACGCGATACTTTGTTGGCAAAATACAAAGAATTGTCTAACAAGAAAAATCGTACCGACGCAGAAAAACGTAAACTCAGTAATTATGAGTATGCTGTTCGTGCAATGCAAAAAGTATTATCAGCGTTGTCTAACCTGCAAGATACACTATCTAATATGACCGAAGATGAGTTACGTGCTCGTTATAGTGAAATCGTTAATAGCGAAATGACTGGTACAGAAGTAACTGAAAAGACTTTTGATACAAAAGAAAAATCGTATAGCAAAGCGCGTACAAATATTGTTGCTCGTATTAAGGCGACTGGCACAAATCTTGTTAAGCTTATCACTTCTGGTAAATTACAGTTTGAGAGTTTACCGAAAGAAGTACAAGAGATGTTTGTCTTAAAAACGTATACAAGTGAAGATGGCAAAAAGACTGCACAAGTATATGAACTTAAACCCGAAGTATATAGTGTTGGTCGTGGTCGTGTTGCATTACCGGGTGCCAAAGATAAAGGCAGATTTAACTACGTCGGTAAAAAGGAATTGACAACTGATAATAGTGCTTATAGACACGATGTTAGTGAGATACTTGCAAATGATGAGTTGTTAAGAGAAACACTTAGACAGGCACGTATTGCTGTTAAAACAAAAACAACTGGTGACCTTAAAAAGACAATGAGAACAATCACTTCTCTGCAAAAGAAAGTGAGTGAGGCAATTGACGTAGGTCGTACTTCCAAGACGACACAAATGAAGGAAACTCGTATCAAAGTTAAATCGGCAAAGCGTACCAGTGACGTACCTAATAACTTTACTATTGTATCGCCTATTGATATGCCTAATGTGCTCAAAGATATATTTGACACGTCGTTTGAAGATATGGCTGATACTAAAGTACAGTTCGCAAGTAAAGATGAAGCCGGCAATTTGTATGACAAGAAAACTCACGGCAAGAAATTTGATAGCAGACTTAAACACGAGGTTAGTAACTGGCAAGTATTCTACGAGGCAAATCGTGAAGAACTGTTGGCATTAACTCGTAATGATGCACTCGACATAATTGAGTACTTCCAATACGGTATGCAAACTATCAATGGTCCAAGTGGCAAATTGCGTGCATTTGAATTATTTGTGATTGGCTACATTTATGACGTCGCACAACAGAATACACTTAACTGGAACTTCTCGGATGCTGAGATAAAAGTTGTACGTGAACTCTGGGAAAGTAAGGCGAGTGAAATGGGCTCCGGCTTAAACGCTGTCGCACAGATGCAAGAAGTAATTAACCCGTTCAAGACGGTTAGACAACGAATGCTTGATGATTATAATATCACAGACACTGAGTTGAAACCGTATGAAGATGCGTTGACTAAATTGCAAAAGGCTACAACTGAGGCAGACCGTAAAGCTGCGGCACTTGAAGTAACAAATCAAATTAAGGCATTAGAGCAACTTATGAAAGACCGTGACCCGCGTCCGAAAGGTTGGTTCAAACGTGCTTGGCAAAAGATTAAGTCGTACCGTTTCTTGTCAATGTTGTCATCTCCTATGACTTGGATACGTAACCAAATATCTAACATCGCGTTGTCTGGTATGAATAAAGCATCTGATGCAATCGGTAGTTTAATATTTGTCAAGAAAGGTTATCGTGAAAATCAATGGAACCTTGCTGGTACAAAGATTAGTGATGAAGCCAAAACATTTATCGATGCTTATATCAAAAATAACGACATCTTTGACAAGTATTTGTATGATAGTCGTGGTAAGTATGATGACTATGGTAAGAATAAGAAAGGCAATGAGCATACTATGTTCGTTCGTATGATTACTTCTGCCATAGAACAAAAATACGCAGCAAATCACCGATTTGATAATGGCACGTTTAATGCAATATCTAAGTTCATTGCTGCAATGATTAGCGATAAACGTTTTATCAAATTTGCTACCAGCAGATACTTTGGCAAGATGTTGACTATTCAGGTCGCAAACGGCGAAGTTGATTTGTCAAAAGGCTTGACCGATAATGTGCTTGAATTGTTTGCTGAGGCAATTGTACTTGCCAATACAGATTATATGCACAAACGTTCGTTCCTTGCAGATATGGTAGATGGCTTAAAAGAAAAGCACCCTGTTGCTTACGAGGCTTTAACATTGTGGCAACCGTTCTTAAACAGCTCATTTAACTGGTTCCAAGAAACGCTTAAGTATACGCCTGTTGGTCTTGTAAATGCTATCTGGCGTATGTGTAAACTTGAGCAGCAAATAACAAAGATTGATGAAAAGCGTGCTAACGGTGAGATTGTACCTACCAGCCGTGTTACTGAATATCTTGTTAGACGTGATGTCGGTAAAGGCACACTCGGCTTACTCTTGACCATACTTGGTGCAATACTTGGTGGTACTGGTGTGTTAAAGATTGAGGACGACGATGACAAATTTTATATGGTCGTTGGTGACGTTAAGATTGATATAAGCAATATCTTTGGTACTTCATCTGTACTGGTTGGTGCATCTATTGCACAACTTTGGTACAAAGAAGAACCCGACGATGAGACTATGGGCTTTGACGGTATGATGCGTTTAACGATGCAGCAAATGTTTGAAGGCTTTGTACTCAACGACTTGCTCGCAAGACACAAATGGGACGAAGGTTTCTGGGACGGTATGCTTACTGAGACCGAAAGCGTATTACGTTCATTTGTACCTCAGTTATGGCAACTTATTATTCGTTGCACAAATAACGAAGAAATTAAATACTCACCTGGTATGGCAGGTATGTGGGAACGTTGGTTAAACTCGTTTGTACCTACTCAGCCGCTCGGCAGTCGTAAGATTAACCCTTATACTGGTGAAGTAGAAAGTAAGTATGCTCTACCTATTGTTGGTGAACTACTTA